AAATAACTTAGGAAAGACTAAACAGGCAACTCGTATGAAGAAGCCATTCTATCTTCCATTCGAGGCAGGTCTTAATGCCATTCCTGGTGTCCCATATTGTCCTATTACGAAGTGGTCTGACTTTATTAAGATCAACAAGCAGCTTACAGATCCAGCGACAGTAGAAAAAGCAAGAGAGATGTATTCAACAATTATCTTTGATGAGATTGAAGCGGCTGCAAACTATTGTCAGGAATTTATTTGCCAGAAGTACAAAGCTCCATCAATCGGAGAAGGAAATGGTGGATATGGACTTTGGAAAGAGTATGAGACTGAGTTCTGGAAACAGATTAACAAGTTACTTGGTGCTGGATATTGTTGTTACTTTATTGCACATGCACAGGAGAAGGATGGATACATTTCACCAAAGGCTGATAAGAGAGCGTTAGCACCTATCATTAATAACACAGACTTATGTGTTTATGTTCGTTCTAATGGTGTTGATAAAGACGGTAAGGTTGTTAAGTCTTCTGGTTTCTTAGCACAGACAGATGAGTTCTTTGCTCGTTCTCGTTTCGATTATCTTCCTACTACTTATATTGAGGAGTTCACTGCTGAAGCTCTTGAAGATGTAATTATTAAGGCTATTGAGATTCAGGAGAGAGAAGAGGGAATCACAGCAGTTACATACGAGGAGCAGAAAGCACAGAGAACAGTTGATGTTAAATCATATGATGACCTCATGGATGAGTTACAGAAACTTGGCGAGAAGCTTGCTGATAACGGATATCTTGAAGATTTACAGACAATCGTTGCAAATCAGTTAGGCGAAGGCAAGAAGGCTAGTGATCTGAAGAAAGGTCAGGAACAGCTTATTGAAGCAATCATTTATGATATTGAGAGTTTCATTGAGGAGAATAACTTATAAGAGGTTGATACATGGCAGCTCGAAGAAAATGCGTAATATGCAATGAGCCAATTGTAGATGAGGATGGCGTTCCATACAAGGGACGCTATGCTCATAAAAAATGTTTTAATATTGCAATCAAGACATTGCAGAAAGACAAAACTGAACAGATAGATAAGGTTGCTACAAAGAAAAAAGTCGGTAGAAAGGCTAGACCTCAAGCTGAATTAAAAGAAGCATTGTCCGAAGAAGAATATGCAAAAAAGCAACAGTATTATAAGTATTTAAGAAGTCTCATCGAAGGAGAAGAATTAAGTACAAAAGTATATGCCCTAACAGAAGATTATATTAAACGTTATGGATTTACATATGAAAGCATGTATAAGACTCTGGTTTATCTGCATGAAATCATTGAAAAGGATTTAACTGGTGATGTAATTGGTATTGTTCCATATTATCACACAGAAGCAATGCAGTATTATGAGTCGGTTGATAAATTGGAAGAACATAATGAAAGTATGGATATTTCAAATATGTACAAAGAAAAGACCATTATTGTTCAACCTAAAAGGAGAAAAATAAAACAGATTGATATTCAGTCAATTGGGAAAGGGGTGAAATAATGGCACATGAAGGACTTGTAGACAAAAGAGCATATTTGAATACGATTGGTTGTTTAATACAAGATTCTTCCTTAATAGATGATATTGATAGACCATTAGATAGAACTGATTTTAATACAGAGAACTTCTATGAATTGCTATTTGTTGCAATTTACAATCTACATATGCAAGGTTGCACCACAATTGATGAATTTAGTATAGATTCATATCTAAGCAATTACAAAGAGCAGTATTCAATTTTTCAGGAGAATCAAGGTATAGAATATCTTTCAAATGCAAGAGATATGGCTACCATTGAGAACTATGATTATTATTATCACAGATTAAGAAAATACGCATTGCTTAGATATTATGAGCAAAAAGGTCTTGATACAAGATTTATTTTTGACAGTACCATTGCAGATACCTCAAAAATGGAAGCTGAACAAATTAAGTTTGACAATTATACTGAGCAAGACATTATTGAAATGGTTGAAGCAACATTTGTTATTAATCCCAATATGAAATATTGTACCAATACACTAAGCACAGATGTTCAAGCTGGTGACGGTATGACAGATTTGGTAAATGAATTGATGGAAGTTCCTGATGTTGGTTTAGCTTTGAATAACGAGGGATTGAACACTGTATCAAGAGGTGCGAGATTAGGATGTTTATTTATGAGATCGTGCCCTCAAGGTGGTGGTAAAACTCGTATGGCTGCTGGTGATGCTTGTAAAATTGCAGTTCCGTATTTTTATGATGTTGTATCAAAGCAGTATGTGTATACAGGAAATTGTGAGCCAACTACTATTTTCTCAACTGAGATGCCAGTAGATGAAATACAGACATTATTAATTGCAGCCGTTAGTAAAGTAAATGAGGAACATATTCTATATGGTACATATGAGAAAGGAGAATTAGAAAGAGTTCAACAAGCCATTTCTTATATCGAATCTAGTCCATTATATATCGTACATATTCCTGACTTTTCCATTGAAGACATTAAAAATCAGATAAAAAAATACAACCGAGAATTTTCTGTTAGGTATTTTTTCTTTGACTATATTCATACCTCATTACGTTTAATGGCAGAAGTAAATAGTAAATCTGGAATGGGATTGAAAGAGCATCAGTTATTATTGGTATTTGCAACCGAATTAAAGACAATCGCTCAACAGTTGGATGTGTTTATTTATACTGCTTCTCAGTTAAATGGTGAAGCACAAAATGCACAGTATAAGGATCAGAACTTGTTAGCTGGTTCAAAAGCATTAGCGAATAAATTGGATATGGGTGTTATTTCAATGGCTCCCACCAAAGCAGAGAAAAAGAAAATCGAATCAGTGTTACATAAAATGGTTAATATGCCTGTGCCTAATATGTGTCATTGGGTATACAAAGTCAGACGAGGAAGATTAACACGAATCATTATTTGGACAAAAATTGATTTGGGTACTATGACAGAACAGTGTTTGTTTGTAACGAATTATGATTTTGAGTTAATTGATATGGATTTTACAAAGATTGAGCAGGTAGAAGAGAAGATTAAGGAACATTCTGTATTGCTATCTCAAGTACCTGATAATCCGATTGATGAAGAACAGGAAGAAGAACCAACTGATAAGAAGAGTTGGGGAAATTGGTAAGTGAGGTGAGGGTATGTATTTAGACAAGGATGCAATTCTTAACTCACTTACTAAGGAAGATATAATAAAAATTGTTACTTATTTTGGCTCTAGTTATCCAAAAACAGATAGTAATGGCGATTTAATATTCCAGTCGGTATGTCACGGATCAGATTCGTGGAAATTGTATTATTATCACGAACCAAATGAAGATAAGGGGTACAAAGGAAGAACTTTTCATTGTTACTCTAAATGTTCAGACAGTTTTAATGTTGTTGAATTGGTAATTAGAGCCAATAGAGTTAAAGGTCAAAATTTGACATGGTATAAGGCGTTGCGTTTCGTGGGGGAACTCACAGGAAAGTTAGCTGTTACCAGTGCTGATGAGATTGAGAAAGAAAAGAATCGTATTAATGATTTTGAATGGATTAATCGTTTGAAGTCAGTAAAAAAGAATAGACGTGAAGTGCCTACATTGTCTGAAATTAGTGAAAATATCTTAGACACATTCTACTATGCACCTCATGAAGATTGGTTAAATGACAACATTTCTCGTGAAGCTTTGAGCAGGTATGAGATTGGTTACTATGGATTGACCAATCAAATCGTAATTCCACATCGAGACAAAGACAATCGGTTGATTGGAATTAGAGGTCGTTATCTTGATGAATCTGATATTGAAAGAGTAGGAAAGTATGTTCCACTTCAAATAAGTGGGAATTTTCTTAGTCATCAATTAGGTTCAAATCTATACGGAATCAATGTTACCCAAAACAAAATTAAATCAATACGAAAAGCAATGCTGCTTGAGTCAGAAAAAGGATGTATGCAAAATTATTCATACTTTGGAGAAGATTCATTTGCAGTAGCAACTTGCGGAAGTAATATTACTGTCACTCAGCAAAAATTATTATTGCAATATCTCAAATGTGAAGAAGTGATTGTGGCTTTTGATAGAGAATACCAGGATGCACATTCTTTTGAGGCAGAGATTTATTACAACAAACTTGTAAAAAAAGTAGCAGGATTAGTGCCATATTGCAAAGTTTGTTTGTTGTTAGACAGTGAGAATA